TGATTTACGGGACGTGACGCATGCTCAAGTCTGGAGTGATGGACCAGAAGGCGACGATTGAGACGCCAACCGAAAGTACCAACGCAATCGGCGAGCCGACGTTCACCTGGAGCACGTTTGCCACTCGATTCATTGCGTTGCAGCCGCTGTCTGGAAACGAGCAGATGAGCGCCATGGCAAACGAGGGCAGCGTCACGCATCGCGTACGGATGCGGTACACGGACGGGCTCAAGCCGAAGATGCGGATCGTGGTTGGCGGGCGGACGTTTGAAATCATGTCAGCCCTAGAGCGTGGCCGGCGAGAAGAGCACGAACTTATGGTGTCGGAGGTCATGGACTGATGGCTGGCGTAGTCATGACCGTTGAGGGCGTTGAAGGCATCCTGCGTGCGTTCTCAGGGCTGTCGAAGTCTGTGCAACGCAAGTACCTGGGGGCTGGCGTTCGGGCTGTGGTTAAGGCTGCGGTGCCGCAGGTAAAGGCACTGACGCCTCGAGGGCCGACGGGCAACCTCAAGCGGTCGGTTGGGCTGAAGTTGGAAAAGAAGAAGAAGAACACAACCGTGACAGGCATCGTCGGATACAGACGGTCCTCAACTGGTGGCAACCGAAACGAGCTTGGTTTTCACGCCTGGTGGGTTGAGAACGGAACTAGAGACCGATACCCAAATGGCGGCGCGTTGAGCGTGCCGCTGCGGCTGGCTTCGAAGTACCCGTACATGAAGGGCAACGCTTCGCTGATTGGTGGAGACGGCGGCGGGGCCATCTTCTTTAAGAGCGTTCGTGGCTACACCGGCAGCGACAAGTTTCGCCAGTGGTCGGAGGCTAACCTGCCACGGATGAAGCAGGAGCTTGTCGGGAAGCTCGAGCAGAATCTTGGGTCTGCCATTGCTGAAGAAGAGCGGCGAATGATTCGCAAGATTCACGGAAACAAGTAATGCCCACCACCACCCACATCGACGAATCGCTTATGCAGGTGCTGTCGGCTGACGCTGCGGTGTATTCAATCGTGGGAAGCCGTCTGTACGCCGTTCAGGCTCCACAAGGTACGGCCCTGCCGTGCATCGTTTATCAGCGGGAAAACCTGAGTCGCGGCCCATACATGCACTTGGGCGGAATGACCGGGATTGCTCGCGTCACGTTCACAGTTTCTGCCATTGGCGAATCGCTCTTGGAAGTGCGAAACCTCGCGCGTGCCATCAGAACAGCCCTACAATTCAAAAGAACGGACAGCATCCGGCTTGCCGTTGTTAAAGACGACGACGACGCCCAAGAGCCGCCCGCAAACGGCGAGCAACTGCCGATTTACCGCACCGACGTTTCAGTTGAAATCACGTATACGGAGAGCTAGCGACCATGGCCATTGATATCGGACAAGGCACTTACGTCACGTTCGGAACTTCCTTGGCCGGAACGGCCGGCTACAAGATCACTGGCGTCAATCACGGCGGCATGTCGCGGGCCGTGGCAGAAGCGACGCACATGCAGAGCACTGCCAAGGAGTTTGTTGGAAGTGCTATCTACGACCCTGGCGAGCTATCGGTCGAGGTGCTATTTGACCCGAGCATCAAGCCATCAGCAGACCTAGCCTCCGTCGGCACGGCTCAGGTCGTTACCGTTTATTGGGCAAACGGCGCAACAGCCGTGACGCAGTGGACGGCGTTTGGATTTGCCACCGGCTTTGAGGCTGGTGCCCAAATGGAGGACATGATGACCGGCACGCTTACCATCAAACTAAGCGGCCAGATTTGATGACAGGAGGCGCGGATGGCACTGACTCGAGACCAGATCAAAGCTAAGCGTGGAGTTCGTCCGCGTGTCGCGGTTGAGGTTCCTGAACTGGGGACAGTCTATGTCTCCAAGTTCTCAGCCAAAGACCGCGACCGCTTTGAGCAGATGGTGACCGGCGGCAAGGTCGGCGGCGTCAATCTGGAAAACGTCCGTGCTCGCTTCGTTGCCATGGTCTGCGTCAACGAAGACGGGACGCGGATGTTTGACGATGCCGATGCCGAGTGGATCGGCGAACTCGACACCGACATCGTTCAGGTAATCGTAGACAAAGGCTTTGAGCTAAACGGCATTGGACGGAATGCAGTGGAGGAGGAGGCGGGAAAATAGAAAGCCGGCCGGTGCTGCTGTTCCTGTATCGGTTGGCGTTAAAGCTCGGAGAGTGGAACGTCGAAGGGCCGGGAGGACTTGCAGAGGTAATGCCGGTGGATCAGCTGTACGGGTGGATGGGGTACTACCTCATTGAGCCGTGGGGCGACGAATGGCTGAGAGACGCGGTCGCACACTGCCAGCGGTACAACGCCAATAGAGGCAAGAACAAACCGGCAAAGAAGCCTGAAGACTTTATGCCCGTCCCTAAACGGGCTTCAACGCCAGACCAGATACTCGCCACCCTAAACGCAATACCGCTTTCGTGACGCTATGGCCAAGAACTTCGGACGTGTCAACGTCAGCGTCACGGCCAGCACAGGCGGGCTGACGGCAGGGCTGTCTCGAGCAAGCAAGCAACTCAAAGGTTTTCAGTCGGGCGTTGCGGGCATGTCGGCGTTGTCAGGATCGCTCGGCACGATGATGCCGATGTTGCTACCTGTAGTCGGTGGCTTCGCAACCCTGGCGGGTGCGATTGCGGCACTCACGTCTGCAACTCGTGCCGCCGAAGCCCTGCACAATCTTTCGCAAGAGCTTGGCGTTGCTGTCGGCGATCTTCAAGTATTGCAACAGGTCGCCGCTGAAACAGGAGTAAGCCAAGAGGCTCTGACTACCGGGCTGCGTCGCACCGCTCGAATGGTCGGCGAGCTAGGCCAGGGTTCAAAGCCTGCACAGAAGGCATTCGCCCAGCTTGGGCTGACAATGCAAGATTTGGCTGGACTGTCCACGGCTCAGCAGTTCTCACTCATATCGCAACGTATCGCGGCACTACCTCCGCAGATGCAGGCTGCCGCTGCCATCGACATCTTCGGCCGTAGCGGGCAGGGGCTGTTGAACTTCATCCGTACAGGCAGCCAGTCCATTGGTGAGATGGACACGCTGCTGACTGCTCTTGGCGTCAAGATGAGTGGCCCGCAGGTCGCAGCCATTGAAGCCATGGGCGATGCGATTGGCAGGCTGACGCTGCCGCTGCAAGGCTTCGTCAATCAGTTTCTGTCAAACCTTGCCCCTGCCATCACAACCGTTTCCAATCTGATTGTGGAGTTCTTCGCCAAGAACACCGCCGGCTGGACCATTGCCAAGTCGCTGGCCGATGGGCTGGTGTTCAGCATCCGTATGGTCGTCGGTGCCGTGACGCTGTTGACGGGCATTTTCCAAGTTTTCATGGCGCTCGGTTCGAAGATCGGCCAGATGTTCAGCGAGGTTTTTTCGATCATCCTGACCGGCGTCGCTCGCGTAATGAAGTCAATGGCGGCTCTTGCTGAAGCGGCCGGATTTGAAGGGTTGGCAGACAGCCTTGCGGAAGGTAGTCGCGGTGCCCGTGAGATGGCGCGTGGTGCTTCCGAGATGGGGCAGATGTACGGCGAAGAGGCAGCCAATAGCTTTGCCGCCGGCGTGCAGAATATCAGCAGCCCGTTCGCAGCATTTGATGCCGGGTTTGCTCAGGCCCAGGCAGACGCCCAGGCGGCTGGTGCAGCCAATGCGGGGAGTGCGGCTGGCGAAAGCATCGGCTCCGCAATCAAAGCCGCATCGTCCGAGCTTCGCGCCCTCGTGGTCGGCTCGTCAGAAGGCGAATCGTTCCGCAACTCGCTGGCTCGAGGCGGCGACGCGAGGCTGTCGGGCGGCGACGCTGCCAAGGCAACCGCCGACAACACGGAGAGAACCGCCGACGGCATCGAAGATGTGGCCGCTGCCGTTCGGGAGATTCCCGGCTTCGGCCAAGCACAGCTAGCGATGGTGTAACCGATGGCCATTCGCACCGTCCGACAACTTCGTGCGTTTGAGTTTTCTGAAGCCAAGTCCGACAAGGGCTCTGTGCAGCACACGGCCTCTGCCGAGTTGCTGGTCATTTGCGACGCGGCACCGGACTTTGGTGCTATCAAAAACGACACGGCCGATTGGCCAGAGTTTTTTGGTCGCAAGATCCCACAGATCAATGACCTTGAAACCGTCGGTGGGATTGAGTTCCGCGTAACGAAGCGGGACTTTTCGTACTACGACGATGAGAACGAGTTCTGCGTCAAGATTGTCGTAGGGTTTGATGCAAAGCCTATTGACGACAGCGACAAGGCCGACAACCCTAGCGACGAAGATTTGACGTGGCTGAAGATTTCGATGCAGGCACTGCAAGAGAGACGCCCTGCCAGCGAATCCAATCAAGCAAACCCAAATGATCCTATTAAGCCGCCGCTCAACGCTGCGTCTGACCCAGTGGATGGCCTTGAAGAAGACACCGCGCTATTACGGCTCACGTTCACAAACACCAACGTGTTGTCGCCAAACTTTGGGCTTTTGTTCACCTACCTCAACACCTGCAACCAAACAGATTTTCTTGGTGCTGCGCCGTACACATTGCGAGTAACCGGATACGGTGCTGAGTATGACCAGAAAAATCAAGTGTGGAGTGTGTCGGTGGAGTTCACCTACAATCCAAGCGACTGGAAGATTCGGTACTACGATGTTGGCTATAACGAGCTAGTCAACGGCGAGCGGCAAGCAATTCTCGACAAGTCCGGAAACCCTGTGTCCA